TAGTCGTAGTACAGCAATAACAGCAAGTACAGCAATAACAATAGAAACAGAAGCAACAACAGAATCTGGAAAGAGTGGGCGAAAAAAACGGAAAGAATTAACAAAATCGGCAATGAATCAGGCCAATATTCATAATTGCAATGTAACAGTCTGTTTTGATTAATAATCGTCATCTTCAACGAATCGTTCAATAACTTTATATTTTTCAGTTCGTCGGGCTTCATCAACATTATTCCAAAACGAGACATATGCAGGTTTTCCAATACTTTCCCACCAACGTGGATTACGTAAAACAGTGGTTTCAAAATAATCACGAATCCACCAAATAGCGGTTTCGGCAATTGTTGCCGAATCCGGTATTTCAGGACACCATTCACTACATAAAACAAGGCCCTCAGGTGTTGCGTCAAATAAGGGTGAATAAATATATGAAAGAACGCCAAAATTATCAATAACATAAATTTTGCCGATATAAGGCAATTTTGAGGTTAAACAATCAGTATGATTAGTATCAAATGGAGCGGTTCCAAAACTAATTTCAATATAATCAATGGCTGCAACATCACAAACTTCAGCCTGTAATTGCATTTGAATCCAATAACGTTCAGGAATATCACCAGTAATAGTACGACTGATAGGACATTTAATTTCAACTAATCTACCTGCACGTGGTCCATTCATAATAAGTCCATCAGGGCTTGCACCTAATCTTGGTAAATATGTATGTTTAACACGTCCAAGAGTATCATTAACATGTCCTTTTGCAAAATGTTGTTGAAATACATCACGAGCAACTGGTTCAAACCGCCACCCCCATTTAAAGGGCGATAATTTACCATCGCATGGAGTTGTAAATACGGTTTGAGATTCACCACCAGTAGCAGCAGCATTATCCGCAGCGGCTTTTGAATGTGCGGAAATAACACATTTACCGGCAATTGCTTTTTCTTTTTCCGCAGGTCCTCCACAAATAATTCCGCCAAATTCGTGACCAGATAACATATTTAGACTTTCTTGATGCCATGTAGCAGTTTTTTGCGGTGTTTGTGGTGCAATAGGTAATCGGGCCACTGCATCCATATCAGGTTTTAACATATCAAACAATTGTTGTCGTCTGAATGTATAATATTCATACAACAAATTACGTAATATTTCAACAGCGGCAGATTTGTCATCAACTGTTGCAATAAATTCCAACATAGCGGGGCAAATTTCATATTCAACCCATTGCATAAAATCCCATTCATCACATAAATCCGGTTCATATGCATCAGTCCAATCTTTTAACCAAGCAACACATTCAGCATAAGTCATTTTATAATATACTTCGTTTTGTTTGTCGTCCAGTCTCAATTTTGAATAAAACAGGTTTATCATCATTTCTTATTATTTTTAATCCCTTAATATTTTGTATAACACCATCATCATATTGAATTTGTGATTTAGTGTTTAATTGTTTATTGTCATTGGCTTTCAACAAAAAATTAAATAATGCTTCACGTTCTTCGTCTAATACCAAATCAGGATGTGTTTCAGAAAATGCCCGTAATTTTTGAATTCTTAATCCACGTTCCAATCTCAACCATGGTTTTGTTAAAAGTGTATTAGCTGTTTCGGCTTCAAAAAATGTTGTAATTGGTGTATCTAATACAGATGACATTGTTTTAACTCCAGAAGTGGGGCGTTTACGACGTGTAGAATTTACTTTAAACATAATCTAATATATATAATATTCTTCGCGGTTTAGATATAACGAATAATATTATATAATATTAAATATTCAATGCTCCGCATTAGAAAAGAGGCAAATGCCCACGATTATATAAATTCACGAATGTGGGATATATTTCGTGCAACACCTTCAACAGATATTGCACCCCAGGATTTACATAAAAAAGCCGCCAATGGTTCCGGTCCTTTATATATGGATATGAATCCCATAAATAGTCGGACAAATACCGTTGAATACAGAAGACAGCCCGAATACAATCCACAAGCTACCGGATTTTCCGGTGACATATATACTCAGCGACTTGATGCCGCCGGTGATGATGCTCGTAATATCGTGCGTGAATTACGATCAGCAGTTATTGAAGATAATAGAGAATCACGATACAATATCTCACATGATATAATGCGACGACAATTTAATGATATAAATGTATCAATGAAAGCCTATGAATTATTACGAACAAAGTGATGCAGGGAAATTAGTTCCGGATTTTGGTGTATTACCAACGCCATCATTGGGGGTATAAAATGTACCAATTAATTCATGATTAGGAGCACTACAACTGTCGGGATGGGAATGTATATAATTATTAGTGCGTTGTAAATAATTCCGGGTAAGTTTTAGGGTTTCACCTTTATCGGATTTAAAACATTTTTGTGATGTTAATTTTCCAAAATTAGTCAAAGAATCGGCAATATTCATAATGTTAGAAGATAGTAATTTTTCACTAATTTCTGACATAGCTATACCAGCCGTTTGACGACCATCATCATAAGCAACAGGATGTGGTAATTCGGTTGTTCCTGCTGAATAAAAACCTTCGGTATGAAATTTGTAATAATTATAAGTAATATAAACTGCTACAATAACAGCAAGAAGTATAAACAAAACAATCATTCTAAATTTACACATAATAAAAATTGACACAATACAATAAAAATAAATTAAACGCAGTAACAATTCGGTTTGTTTAAACATATAATATCGTAATGGAATATAAAATGTTTGTAGTAAAACGCGATGGTCGTAAAGAAGAGATTGAATTTGAAAAAGTTCAACATCGTATTACGACCGCATCGGCAGGGCTTCATGTAAATCCTATTAAAATTGCACAAGGTGTATTAACTCGTATTGTAGATGGTATAACCACTACAGAGATTGATACAATTACTGCAGGTTTAGCATTTTCATTGAGCACTACGCATCCGGATTATGGTGTATTGGCGTCTCGAATTGCAATAAGTAATCATCAACGCAATACACCGGCAACATTATTGGAATGTGTAAATGTGTTGGATGCATCTGTGGATATATTTGGCGAATCATCAAGCATTCTCGATCCCGAATATGTGAAAATAGTGCGGGAAAATTCGGAATTAATTGAATCACATATTAAATACGAACGTGATTTTCTGTTTGATTTCTTCGGATTCAAAACACTTGAACGTTCTTATTTATTACGGAATTCAAAACACCGTGTGATTGAACGTCCTCAACATTTATGGATGCGTGTAGCAATTGGTTTATGGGGTAAAGATTTACCCCGAGCATTTGCAACATACGATTTAATGTCTGAAAAATATTATACACATGCAACACCTACATTATTTAATTCTGCAACAAAGCATAAGCAATTAAGTAGTTGTTTCCTACTTGGTACAAATGATTCCATTGATGGAATTTACAAAACTATGAAGGATTGTGCATTAATTAGCAAATATGGTGGCGGAATTGGTCTCCATATTTCAAATATTCGTGCAAAAGGTACATCTATTAAGGGTACTGGTGGTACGAGTAATGGTATTGTGCCGATGCTACGTGTATTTAATAATAGTGCCCGATATGTTGATCAATGTTTTCATCCATCAACTATTGTATATACTAAATACGGTCCCAAGTGTATTGGAGACATCGGTGTATCGGATAAAGTATTAACAAGTGACGGAAATTATTACAGTGTATCGTGTCCAATTCGGCATCATTATATTGGTAAAGTACGAAAAATTACGATACGTCACGGTGGTGTAAATCCAGTAATGGTAACGCCTGAACATCCTATTAAGGCTCTGTGTGTTCGCAATAATGGTTTAAGATTTGATAAAGATTCGCGACAGATTACTAAAAGTGTTCTTTATGATGAAGAAAATGAATATGTTGATGCACAAGATTTAATGATTGATGATTATATTGCGTTTCCAATTCCAAAATATGAGGAAGATATTCCCGCATTATCGGCGGATGATTGTCGCTTATATGGAATGTTATTAAGTGCAATGATTGATTCAAATCATTATGTATCAGTTCGAGTAATGCATCATTCTGTTGCTGGCGAATTCTTAACAGAATATTTGAATGATCGAGGAATTCCTTTTAAAGTAATTTCAAACGGCCCAACTGCCGATTATGTTTGGAATTTACTACATATTGGGTCAAAAATAACATTATCACAAATTAACCGATTTGATACAGCATTCTTACATTTACCATTAGATAAATTAAAATCTTTATTTATTGGTATTCGTGAATCATTATTAATGTCTTATACTAAACCAGATACAATTGTAGTATCAACACATTTGGCCGATTTTGCCGAATATATTCGTTATATTGTCCTGCGTTTTGGTGTTCTAACAAAGATTACAAAAACATCATCTGGTTTATATAATGTATTAGTACCACATGTTGTAGATGATGTATTATACAATCGTGAAATTAAAAATGTTGACACAGGATATTTCCGAGATGGCGACTATTTATATACACCGATTATAAACATTGATGACCAAGAATATAAGGGTGTATTACACGATTTTGAAATTGATACAGAACACAATTATACAGTAGCACATTTAGGTGTTGCTCATAATGGTGGTGGAAAACGATGTGGATCGTGGGCGATGTATTTAGAGCCTTGGCATGCAGATATTGAGAGTTTCTTAGAATTGAAACGTAATACTGGTGCTGAGGAAGTACGTGCCCGAGATTTATTCTATGCTTTATGGGTACCTGATTTATTTATGGAACGTGTGGATGCAGGTGGTGATTGGACATTATTCTGTCCAACGGAAGCACCTGGATTAACTGACGCGGTTGGTGCAGAATTCAAAGAATTATATGAAAAATACGAACGTGATGGGCGTGGTCGCAAGACTGTAAATGCCCAAAAACTTTGGTTCCAAATTCTTGATTCTCAAATTGAAACAGGTACTCCATATTTATTATATAAAGATGCTGCAAATAAAAAATCAAATCAACAAAATTTAGGAACAATTAAATCATCCAATTTATGTTGTGAGATTATTGAATACAGTTCGCCTGATGAGGTGGCTGTATGTAATTTAGCGAGTTTGAGCTTACCAGCATTTGTAAATAATGGTAAATTTGATTTTGCGAAATTAAGAAGTGTAACATCAACTGTAATTCATAATTTAAATCGTGTAATTGATCTGAATTATTATCCAGTACCCGAAGCGAAAAAATCCAATATGCGACATAGACCAATTGGTTTAGGTGTGCAGGGATTAGCAGATGTATTTGCTATGTTGGATATGCCTTGGGAATCGGATGAAGCAATGGAATTAAATCGTCGTATCTTCGCACATATGTATTATGCTGCAGTAGGTGCAAGTGTAGATTTAGCAGCAACTGAAGGCCGATATGAAACTTATGTAGGTAGTCCTGCATGGGCTGGTAAGTTACAATATGATTTATGGAATGTAGAACCATTACAAGATGAAGGCCTTGATTGGGATGCTCTCACAAATGATGTGCGTCGCATTGGTATGCGGAATTCCCTCCTCATCGCCCCTATGCCCACGGCTTCCACGAGTCAAATCCTTGGAAACTGTGAATGTATCGAGCCCTATACGACCCATATATTTACCCGGCGAACATTGGCGGGCGAATTCATTGTTGTCAACAAACATCTCGTTGCAAAACTCGTTCAACGAGACTTATGGTCAGTTGAAATGAAGGATCGCATTATTGCAAATAATGGTTCCATTCAAGCAATTGCAGAAATTCCCGACGATATTAAAAGATTATTCAAAACTGTTTGGGAAATTAAACAAAAAACATTAATTGATATGGCTGCTGAACGTGGTCCTTATGTATGTCAAAGCCAGAGTTTAAATCTATTCTTAGCCGATCCTGATTATCGTAAAATTACGAGTATGCATTTCTATGCTTGGAGGCGTGGTTTAAAAACTGGTATCTATTATTTACGCACTCGTGCTGTTGCAAGTGCTCAGAAATTCACTATTGAGCCTGAAAAGGTAAAATCTGCAACAGAGCCTGATGATGGCTGTATTATGTGTTCATCGTAAAAAATTGAATATTAATTGTTCTCCGTTTTTTTACCGTAATAATAAACAGAGTATATACAAATGAAATTTTGCCCTAAATGTTCGTATTTTCTTTATTTGAGTTCTGAAAAATCAACAGTAAATATGCTTTGTAAAAATTGTGGATTTAGTGAAAAATTGGAACCTAAAACAAAAGATGATGCATTAATTTTGGAAACTAAATTTAATACTGGTAGTTCTGCAAACGGTGCTGCATCAGGTATTACAGTTAATGATTACACTTTAAAAGATCCGACATTGCCGCATGTTAATACACTACATTGCCCTAATTCAACATGTCCATCAAATGCAGATGAATCATTAAGAGATGTTATATATATTAAAACAGATCCTGTTAATTTAAAATTTCAATATATTTGCACACAATGCAGAACACAGTGGACAAATTAACAACTCATTACACTTATAC